GACTCCCCGGCTTCGACCAGGTACTTGAGGCCAGCCTGCAACTGCTCCATGTAACCCATGGGCTCTCCTTACAAGTGGGGTTCATCGAACAATTGGTTCGACGCATTCTGCTTCGCGGCGTCGGCCATCATCCGCTGCATGTACGGCATCAGGTCCTGGGCCAGGCGTTGCGGATCTTTGACGTCGCCTTGCACCGTGACCGGCATGCTCAGGGAGTGGTGATGGTCACCGAGGCTGGTGTGCAATGGCTGGCCAAGAAGCTGGGAATCACCATCACGCACAAGGACGCCGCGGCATGAAAACCAATTACTTCAACGCTTACACGCAAGCCCTCGGCGCCCTGCGGCTGATTCCAATCTATCTGGACAGCCCGGGGGTGGTCAGCCGTGCCACGCTGATCGGGGCCGCGAACGAGGCCACTGACCTGCTAGGCAACATTCCTTGCCGGACGCTGGAACTGGCCGAAGTTTTTCGCTGCGTCAACGGTGTGATCCACGAAGGCCAGACGGCCTATGTCACCCCGACCAACTCACCCGAGTATCCGTTCGGCGCCGTGGTCGCTGACGAAAAAGGTCAGATTTGCGCCGCGGCCATGGGCAAAAGTAAAGAAGGCCTCGCCGAAATGATCCGCCTCAAGTTGCTGCCCCCATCGGAGGGGCTCGGGGAGGATGCAGCGTGAGCAACACCATTGACCAATTGCGAAAGGAATGGGCAACACCATGCCCAACGCTATCGGCTATCCGTCAGCGTTACTTCACCCACATAGCCAGCGACCGCTACCTACTACGCCGCATCAGCGCCGGCAAAATTCAGCTGAAAGTAACCCGCCTAGGCGAAGCTGGGAATAAAGGCACAGCCGTTGTGTATCTGCATGACCTAGCCGACTACCTCGATGCCCAGGCGAAAAGGGAAGCAGCCTGATTCAACGGTGGCCCCTGCCGTTCAGGGGCAAACAACCAGCTCTCAATAAGGCACAGCACATGAAAGCCACAGACACGAACGACTTTTTCAGCTCACTCAACGCCGGTGTATTTGCGCAACAAATCGGCCAAGCACTCTCGAACGTCGCCGCCGGCGTCATCGATTACGGCAAGGCCGGTGAAGTGACCATCAAGCTGAAGATGAAACAGATCGGCCAGAGCAACCAGGTTGCCGTCAGCCACACCCTCGATTTCGCCCAACCCACCAAACGCGGCAAATTGCGTGAAGACTCGACCCTGGACACGCCGCTGTACCTCACACCGCAGGGCCTCACGTTGTTCCAGAACGACCCTACTTCGCAGCTCTTCAAGAGCGAAGACACGCCGGTAGTTCCTCGCTAACAGCAACACCGCTACGCAGCATCAAATCCTCTCACCAAAAAGGAAGTACCAATGCCACTCGCTAAAGACGCACTCGAACACATTCTGGCTCAAGCCCACGCAGCCGCCACCCTGCCTCCGACACTGGTGCCTGTGACAGCTTTGCCCGCTGACGTCAAAATTCACAATCTGGAACATCTCCAGGCTCTCCGCTCGCGCTTTCGCGGAACGCTCTCCACCCACAGCCTGCGCGATTTTGCCAACTACACCATCTCCCGCAACGGTCCCGAGGCGCAGGGTTTCATCAATCAAGACGACATGAGCTGCAAAGTGTTCTTCAACCTGGGCGATGAAATCACCCCAGGTCATGCCGACGACGTGGCGATCCTGAAACTCAAGCCAACTGCCGCGTACAAGGCGCTGCAAGAAATTGCCGGGAGGAAGCTCAGCCAACGGGACCTGGCCGAGTGGATCGAAGACTGGCACCTCAGCCTTGCGGCAAGCAAGGAAGGCGGCGCCAATATGCCCATCAGTGCGGCCGTCGCCAGCGTGCGCAACATCACCATCGAAGCCCGCAGCTCGGCCACCAGCAGTGAGCACAACTTCGGCGCCGCCCGCAGCGCAATGGACAGCATCGAAGCCGCGAGCGCCGAAAGCCGCATCGAAGCCCTGCACTTCTCGCTTGTCCCATACGAAGGCCTGGCTGTGCGTGTCTTCACCCTGAAACTCAGCATCCTGACCGGCGATGACAAACCGACCCTCAAGCTGCGCTGGGCTGGCGAAGAACAGCAGATCGAAGAGATCGCCCAGGAGTTCAAAACGACGCTCGCCAAAGAAGTCGGCGGCGCCGCGAGCCTGACCCTGGGCACCTTCAGCGCCTAACCACTCAACCCACGTAGTAACACCCCGCCGCCGGCCTCTCACCAAAAATCCCGACGGCGGGCTCTGACGAGGCACACAGCACATGACAGCAGTTCAAATTTTCGCCCTGATCGTTATCACCCTGCTTTTCGCCCTTACCTATTGGGCTGGCTATCGCGGCGGCCTAATCGATGGCCGCCTCGAAGGTATCGATGAAGGCAAGGCTATTCAACACTCGGATAGCTCGGAGGCGATCCGCAGCCTGCAGCTATCGCTTGACCAGGCCCGGGCCCATCACAAACAACTGTATTCCCACTACGAGCGTGCATTGGCCGCATCGAAATTGGGGGAACCTGAACGTAATACCCTGCTGGCCATCGCAGAACAATTGAGAATCGCGGCCGAGACATTCAGCGCATTTCGCACTGGCAAAAAACTCGAACGAGACACCCTTGCGCTCCGTGATCAAGCGCTCGCTATGACAACCCTTCTGGTGCCAGCAGCACAGGAGGACGCAGCATGAATAACGAAAATAAAGCCACTCTCTGCATCTATCATGGCAACTGCGCTGACGGGTTCGGTGCCGCCTGGGTTGTTCGCAAGGCCCTGGGACCCGATGTCGAATTCCATACTGCGCATTACGGCGAGTCAGCCCCTGACGTCACGGGCAAGAACGTCATCATTGTCGACTTCTCCTACAAGTACGACGCACTTGTCGCATTGGCAGATAAAGCCGAATCGGTGCTCGTGCTCGATCACCATAAGTCAGCAATGGCCGACTTGGTCGACGTACCTCAAGCAGAACCGCACTACGAGGCACACACAAAAAATAGCACCGGCAAACTTCACGCGCTTTTCGACATGAATCGATCAGGCGCCGGTCTGGCCTGGGACTTCTTTTTCCCCGGACAGCCACGTCCGCCATTGATCAACCACATCGAGGATCGTGACCTGTGGCTATTCAAGCTCGAAGGCACCCGCGAGATCATGGCGGACCTGTTCAGCTACCCGCAAGACTTCGCGACCTGGGACCGGCTCTTCGCCGACGAAATCAACTGGATACGCCTCGACGGAGTGGCAATCAATCGCCAACACCAAAAGACCGTAGCCGACCTGGTCCGCACCACCAAACGCCGTATGCTTATCGGCGGGCACGATGTACCCATGGCAAACCTTCCATTTATGTTTGCTAGCGATGCAGGGCATCTAATGGCTGAAGGCGAGCTCTTCGCCGGGTCTTACTTCGATACTCCTGATGGTCGAACCTTCAGTCTGCGCAGCACGGACGCCGGCATGGATGTGTCCGAGATCGCCAAACAGTACGGCGGTGGCGGACACCGCAATGCCGCTGGGTTTCGGGTTCCTTTCGACCACGCACTGGCATATCCCGCCTCACAGCCCGAGACCGAATCAATCCTGCAGCAGTCGGGGTTACAACTAGGGGCGAGCGCGTGACAGCCCTTCGCCGAAAGGTCCGACTCCGCCGCGGCCAAATGCCGCCCCTCGATTTACAAACCATCTGCGACAAGTGCAACAAGTCGCGGGCACATGGCAACCACGAACAATGCAGCAAATTGCGCCAGGCCGAGGGCATCGCCCGGCGCACAGGGGAGCAACAGCAATGAGTCTTCCACGCTGGGTAATGATCAACCGCGCATCCGAACTCACCGGCTATAGCGAAGACGCCATACGCCACAAAGTGAAGAACGGGACTTGGGCACAGGGCCGAATCTGGCGCAAAACACCAGACGGCCGTATCGCAATCAACATGACGGAGTACGACAAGTGGGCCGAGAGCGCACCGCAGGAAGCGGCCTAGAAGCCGAGCTGGCCAGACACAAAGGGCTGGAGATACACGGCGGCTACATACGCATCGTGTTCATGTGGCGACGAATTCGCTGCCGCGAATCACTGGGTCTCCCTGTCACCAAAGCCAACATCAAACACGCCGCCCTACTCCGGGCGGCGATCACCCACGAAATAAAGATAGGCCGTTTTGATTACAGCCGGCACTTTCCCGACTCAAAGAACGCGACCAACTACAGCAACGTAAAGGACGAACGATTGGTAGCGCTGATGTCACGCTACAAACCATTGAAAGCCGTCGACCTTACTCCAATGACCGAAGAAAAATACGGTTATGCGCTCAACATCTGTACCGAACTGCTTGGGCCAGAGCGATTAGCTGGAATTCTCCTACCCGAAGATATTCAACGACTCCGTTCGCAATTGATTGCCGATCGAGCGCCATCAACTGCGAACCATTACCTGGCCACGTTCGCTGGCTTCTTGGCATGGTGTGAAAACAACAATTACTGCCGCAAAGGGTTGTCTACCGCGTGCGTACGATTCGCGATGACCGACCGCGAACCAGACCCGTTGACCAAAGACGAGTTCGTTCAACTACTTAACAAGGGCTGCCTCCACCCACAGGACTCAGCCGCGATCACCCTCGCGGTTTACACAGGCCTTCGACCAGGTGAGATGTGCGCGCTCGCAGTCGAAGATATCGACCTGACCACCGGACAGATCAACATCATCAGGGCAATCACGGCAGACGGTACCTTCAAGGTTCCCAAGACTGGAAAGCCCCGGGCAGTACTTCTTATGCCGCCGGCTGTTGATGCCTGCAAAGTTCTGATGGGGCTGGTGGCCGACCATGCGCCACGCGAGATCCAGGTGTACATGAACCGCCACGAAAGCCGCGTCGAAACAGTTACCCCGCTCCTATCCCCGACAACGCAAGCCCGGAAGAAGATCATCAACCACTGGTTTATCCCCACATCGTGGAACACCAAGTGGGCGGCCATCCAAAAGCGTTCGGGGATTCGACCGCGTCGGCCCTACCAGGCTCGACACACCTACGCCTGCTGGTGCCTGACTGCCCGTGGCAACCTTGCATTCATTGCAAAGCAAATGGGCCATAAGGACTTCACCATGCTGGTCGAGGTATACGCTAAGTGGATGGATGACGAGTCGCCAAGCGAGCTCGATCACATCTGGCGAGGTATTCAAAAAACAGGTCTAAAAACAGCACACAAGTAGGCCGTTGTTCAGAATAGGAAGGGAAAGTAAAACCCCCGCCGGCGAACCGGCGGTTAGGGTCTGCTATCGCAAGGAAAGCATCATTGTCAGCGGGGATAAATCTGGACAGCACTTGAACCCGGCGTGCTTCGCATAGAAGTCGGCGAGCTTATCGTCGAGTGGATGAACCAGAATAGCGGAAGTACCGACTGTCTCTGATGCGATCATGCACCGACGGATGGCGTCCTGCAGGAGGTCGATGGAAAATCCGTACCCCTGCGCAGCCCCACTCATACCCATGCGACCGAGGATCGTCACTGGATGAGCATTAGGCGAGTTCCGCTGATGGCTTTTGGGAACAACGTGCTCCCGCACAATCGATCCGCTGGACAATGTGTAGTACCCAGCAACGCGGTTGGTACCGGCGAAGCAAGTGACATAAATCACTGCCAGCTTGTTTTCTTGAGCTTTCCTCGCGGTCTTGTGAAGGTAGTCGTTGATCGACGACTCTCCACAGTCAAACTCACTGAAATCATGAAACTTATTCAGCTTTTCGGGTTTACTTAGCTCCACCGGCTCGGTCTGGACATCAATTTCTGTAGGCACTTGTTGCTCCTTATCGAATTGTCATCGAGTGCCTGCTCGAAACGGTCAAATGCTTCATCACTGAGAATAAACAACTGTCGATCCATGATTACATCCTCGGCCCGCTTGCAAGCGGCGTCCAAGATAAAGCTGGTTCGATCTGTTCCCAGTAACTCCACTGCCGCGTCAATCAGGCTTCGCTTTTTTGTGTCGACCCGCATATTTATTGGTACGGGCTTTTCACGTTCTAGTATTTGGCTCATTGGCTGGTCTTCTCCGGGCTTGGTCTTTCTGTTTCTGTTTCTGCATTCCTCCTTACTGGGTTCGTCGCCCATTGGCGTTGCTTTGGCTTGTGCACATTTTGGTAACCCCTCACTTTCATCTCGCTTTTAATTTTGTCCTGATGGACCTGTTTAGTGGGATAGCGGAACCCACAAAACAAATGTTATCACTCCGTGTATGCGATGTATAGCTGTATATGCAAATGACTTACTAAAAAGTGAGCCTCAGCAAACACGCGACATCTGTCTCATTGCAGCCTGCGAACGCCCGACCCGCCGTGTTAACCTTGCGTCCATTGCATAGCAGATGGGCCTCGCTAAGAGTGCTTGAGGTATCTAGTTTTTGGAGCTCCGCCGATTCATCGACTAAGCCTCGCCGACCCGGTTAGACATTCAAAAACACGATCCAAAAAGCCCCATTTTTGCCCCACACTTTTGAATGAAGTACGCTAAGCCACTGATGAATAAAGCAATTTCTGACTTATCCAGTCACACCCCGATGATGCAGCAGTACTGGCGCCTGAAAAACCAGCACCCGGACCAGTTGATGTTCTACCGCATGGGCGACTTCTACGAGATCTTCTATGAGGACGCGAAGAAGGCCGCCAAGTTGCTGGACATCACCCTGACCGCCCGCGGGCAGTCGGCTGGCCAGGCGATTCCGATGTGCGGGATTCCTTACCATGCCGCCGAGGGTTACCTGGCAAAACTGGTGAAGCTTGGCGAGTCGGTGGTGATCTGCGAGCAAGTCGGCGACCCGGCCACCAGCAAAGGGCCTGTGGAGCGGCAGGTCGTGCGCATCATCACGCCGGGGACGGTGAGTGACGAAGCGCTGCTCGATGAGCGCCGCGACAACCTGATCGCCGCCGTCCTGGGCGATGAGCGCCTGTTCGGCCTGGCGGTGCTGGACATCACCAGTGGCAACTTCAGCGTGCTGGAAATCAAGGGTTGGGAAAACCTGCTGGCGGAACTGGAGCGGGTCAACCCCGTGGAGCTGCTGATCCCGGATGACTGGCCCAAGGACTTGCCGGCGGAAAAACGTCGCGGTGTGCGTCGCCGTGCGCCGTGGGATTTCGAGCGCGATTCGGCGCTCAAAAGCCTGTGCCAGCAATTCTCGACCCAGGACCTCAAAGGCTTTGGCTGCGAAAACCTGACCCTGGCCATCGGCGCCGCCGGTTGCCTGCTGGCCTATGCCAAGGAAACCCAGCGCACCGCCCTGCCC